CAGCTACACCGGCCTGATCTACTGCACGGCGTGTGCCTGATACAGCAATTGTCTTACCGTTGATCTGAGTGTAGTTACCCAGACGAGTGCGATATGGACCTGAGATAGCAAATTTGTTGCCAGTTGCAGGTGTTGCACCTGTACCGCCTGAGCCTGTTGCGTCTGGTGCAATCCAGTCTGTACCTTCGCCAATGCGAGAGTTGCCTGGCGCTTCCAGCTGGTCTGTCTGCCACTCATGGTAGATAGCTGTTGCTTTTGCTTTGCCAATAGATGACATGAAAGGGGTTTCATCACGAGTAATCATTGTGATAAAGTTGGCAAGATCCTCACGCTGTGAGACGTCTTTGCCGGTTCCGCGAGCTGGTCCTGCTGGACCTCCGGTGCCGCGAACACCAAGATTATTAGCCATTATTCATATACCTCCGAGGTATCATAAGTTAAGTGAGCGTTGTGCTAAACTCCTAAGAAAATCTTGTTGTTCATCAGCTGAAGCATTACCACTTAAAGCTTTTTGCCTTAGACGTTCAGCATTACTTGTTTCCTTCTGGGAACGAGTTTTAGCCTTACGAATAGGAGCTTTCTTAACAGTAGTAGTTTTACGTTTAGCTTGTCCTTTAGAGACACCTTGTTTAAGACGACGATAGTCATCAACAAACTTAACAATGATAGGATCTGCAATTGTATCCAATATTTCTGAAGGGATTCCTTCTTCGAGAGCAAACTCCCGAATTGCCATTGCAGTATCTTCGCTAAAGTCAGGGATTAGAGTTGGAATTGTTTCATTGAAATAATTCAATTGCTCTGACCATTGTTGATTTATTTTTTCTTCTTCTTGTTTTTGAACTGTCTGTACTAGTGACTCACGTTTTTTGCGTGCTTCCCAGTATTGTTTTTGAGATTGCTCTCGCTTATCTTTCAGTTCATTAACTTCATAGGTGTCGCCATCAGCACGAGCTTGTTCAATAGCTGCTTCAATCTCATGATATTCCTTAGCGAGTTCTTGTTCTTGACTATAAAGCACAGCAGCAGAAGCCTGAGCCATAGAGTTAATCTCTTGGATTTTACTCTGGTACTCCTCTTCCATTACTTTACGTGCTTCGCCAAGTTCACGACCCTTGTTAGAAAGATGTTGTTCAGTAGAATAACCTTTGATTAGGTCATTAAAGGATACTGCCACTTCTTCCCCGTCAATTTTAACGAGCACAGAGGCATCCAAATCGAGGTCATCAGTAGTGTAGACATCAGCTTCTTGGGTAGACGTATCATCCGCATCTTCTGTTTCCACTTCATCTTCTTCGACTTCTTCTTCATCATCAACGTTATCGGCCTCGTCTGATTCTTCTGGGTCTTCGTCATCAGAGTCTTCCGCGTCTAACTGTGGTACTTGCTCATCGGGTAGAGATTCTTCATCACTGAGAAACTCAGTATTACGAAGAATGTCAGCCAGCATAGCCTCTTCAGTTCGACTTTCACCCGTTGCTACAGAGTCATCCAATTGGGTAGAGTCTGTTGTTGCATTGGTATTTTCCATTTCTAATTACCTCCCTTCTTAGTAACAGGTGTTACCACAGGTTTAGGTTCTTTAGAACTATAACGATCTTTAAGTGCGTGCATATAATAAAGTACTTCAGCATTAAGCTTAGCCTTTCCTGCGCTACGCATAGAGTCATACTCTAGTGTATCAATCATAGTTTCATAATTCTTAGTAAGTTGGGCGTAATCAATTATTCGCTTCGCCATTGTTGTCCTCCATCATATGCGGAATATTCTTCCCATACATTTCAAAGCCTATCATTTTCTCTTTAACACTTCCTAATGCCATAGCAGAACTGTAGAGAAACTCACGGGACTTTGTTTCATGCGGCTCCGTCTTGAGCCATTCAATAAAGAGGTCAATTAGAACCTCACCATATACTTCATCAAAGAATTCATCCCGTTCCTTGGCGGCGAAGTGACCCTTAACATGAGCCCTTCGCGCCAATTCTTCAGGATGAACTTTATGATTACCGTATGACTTATTATTACCTAGCTTCGTCTCAGCTGTTTTGCGGTATTTGTCCATCTTGTTGTGTCATTTCCTGTTGTTGTGGTTCTGGCTGTCCCATAATAATTTGACGGGCAAGCATAAGAACCTGATCATAGGAAGGATGCTCCGGTAAAGTTGCACCCTCTTTAGTTGCTTTAATAGTCATATCTGCCCACTCTTGGAAGTGCTTATCAATCGATACGGCTAACTGACGAGCATTATCATCCATAGTATTTTTAGCTTGAGCATTAGTATAACTAACGTTAGCTTCTGCTAGTGCAGCATCAGCTTCTTTCTTACGCTGTTCAATGTCTTGATTAACTTGAGCGTCCTTAGTTTGCTTTTCAATTGCTTGAGCTGCTTTTTGTACAAAGTCTTCTTGAGTGTAATCTTCAAGAAAGTCATTGCTATCAACACCCATTGCTTCAATAAGCTTAGTTGCTAATACAGCAGGTGCTGTTGGCTTAATTACCATACCTGCTCCCTGTTGATTTAGTCCAGGGAGAATTTCTGCACCAATCTTACTAAGTTTATTAATAGCATTAGCGTTAGAGTTTTCACCAATATCAAGAAGTATCTCTACGTCCATCTTTGAAGGTAACTCACTCATGTTAACAATTCCATATGCTCCATCTAGAGAATAAGATTGCTTACCTTTCATATTAGCATACAGCGTTTCATAGATACCGCTAATAAGTCGCTTAAATCCAGTCTCCGCAAATCTACGCGCGATATGCTGGATCCTCTTTTGAGCAGCTGATTGTACAGCTGAAAGCTTCTGTTCAGAGTTACCCGATACATAAAGAGTATCGTTTAGACCCTGTGCAGCCTTTGACATACCTGTTGCTTGTTCTTTAATCATCTGTAGATGTTCAAGCAGTGGTACGGTACCTGTTGAAATAGTCTCTGGTGCTAGTGCTGCTACTGCGCCCTGTGGATTACCGTTAGTTGGAATAATCTGCTTAGGCTTCATGTTTTGTAACGCACTGAAGTCTACTACGTTTGGATCAGCTAGCTTCGGAGAATAGTTAGTTAGGTAAGTATTCTCTACAAATCCACGAAGGATTGCTGTGCTAGCAAGAGTAGAAGACCGGGTAAAGTCTGCCATTGATAAACCAAAGAATTCATGTGGGATATCAATTGGTACAATACTAGCTAGTGGTACGTATTCAGCATCTTCTTCATAGAGAATATGATTCCCTACGGTAATGAAGTGCTTAAGCTCTGCAATACCGTCTCCGTCTCTATCTACCCGAATCCAAGACTCGGTTAGTGTAACTTCACGACTAGCTTCTGCAGGATAGTTATTTTTACCTTCGTATCCTTGCCAGTATCTCTGACCAGTAATTTCTTTTCTAGCAGCAACATCTTCACTGTAGTTACCACTACCTAGCCAATCTTCGTCACTTCCTAGAGACTGCCATTCCTGTTCTGTTAATCCCGCTGCCCACTCAGGGTAAAACTTACGGAGATCTGAACGTGTCATCTCTGATTGTAGACCAACAAAGTTAGCGTCTTCAATGTCTTTAGCTTCGTTACTAATCCTGAAAGACTCAGGTGGAATAACTTCTAGCTTAATGCGGCTCTTATCGATCTTCTTACGTAGTCTTACATCAATATAAGAAATAGTCTCTGATGTAGGATTGAGCGTTAGCTCATTAACAATTTCAATGTTTTCATCTGAGAGAATCTCATCGAGTTTAGCCTCATCAATCTCCTCATATTCTTCCATAACGTAATCAAAGTCTTCGATGTAGTCCCAGCGAATAACACTATTTTTCCAGAGAAGAGAAGCTTTCATCCAAGTCTGTAGGATTTCCCATCCTTTATTCTTTTTAAAGATACAATAGTTAACTAGGTTAGCTGCATCTTTAGAAGCCTTAAAAGCCCCTGGAGTGTCATCGTAAGGAATAAACCTAGCGATTCTATTATTAGACAAAAATAGGTCGGAGAGTACGGCTGTGTAAGCCTCCACTACTTCAGTAGTACTTGTATCTACAATAGTACTTACGCCCTGAGGAGCTAGGTGTGCTGCTGCAACTCCGGCATACTCATAAGTAGACTTAAGTCTCTCCCTTGTTAGATCAGAACTGTTTAACCAATCCCCTGAAGAACTCTGAACTCCTGCCTCAATAATGTTAACTAGTTCTTCATCCGATACGGCTTCTTTATAACGATATCCCATTATAGTTTACCACCCGTACCACTATAGACAGGTTTACTACCTTCCATAGTTTTTTGATTATAGCCTTTAGATCCTGGCTGAGAAAGAGGAACCTTGCGTTCCGCTGGTTTCTTAGCCGAAGATATAGGCTTAACCTGTTGATATCTTCCTACTTGTGTCATTTACCGCTCCTGGGTTTACTTAGACATAAAACTTTTATAATAATCGTTTAACATATTAATCGCATCTTCTCGACGATTTTTAAAATAAATTGGTTTTTCAACCATAAAGGGATCACCCATAATATTTTCTAATTCTATAGAAGGAACATTATATTGCTCTCGTCCTTCCGAACGCGGATCGCGACTATTACTAATTGGAACTGGATCTCGGTAATTATCCATTTGACCTTTTTTAACAGGATAACCGACAATAGCACCTTTATAGGGTTCATTTGGACCTGCTTTAGTATACTGTAAAGCTACCATGGGATCACCTGTTACCATATGCCTTTGTGTTTTTATACGATCCTCTACAATAGATCTTGCTGATTCAGGTTTTGTTGTTCCATGATAATATATTTCATGCGTAGCAGGATCAATTCCTTTTCTTTGCATTAGTAATAAATCAAGAGGATTATAACCTTTTGTAGTAGTATAGTCTTTCATGGTATCTGCAGTCGCAGCACCTACAGACTTACCTGCAAGTGGATCTTTACCTAAAAGAGTTTCTCTAGTAACCATACCTGCATAATCTTTATCAGTTAATGCGGGTATAATCATATCTTTATCTCTAGCTACTCGCTTTGCTAATCGACCTGCTGGTCTAGCTAGCGGTCCAAGCGGTGTATAGCCTGCAGCTATCAATGCTGCGTTACCTGCAGCATCTAAATATCTACCTTCTTGAAAAGCTTTACTTGCATCTTTAGCTGTTTGCACGTCCCCATAGGGTGTAAACGTTTCAAGCATAAACTGAATATCTTTAGCAGTAGGTAATTTTTTTCCTTGATTTTGATATTCTTTAGTTAGAGCATCATACTGCTCTTTAGTCATCACCATTTTACTTTATTAGCCCAATAAGCTGCACTCATTGGACCTTTTTTAATATTTGTTGCATGGCGAGCTTTCCAGCCCTGCCTAC